AAAAGAGTTACTTTAGGAATGCTAAAGGCTGTTTACAGAAGAGGAGCTGGTGCTTTTTCTTCAACTCATAGACCAGGAATGTCTAGATCGGGTTGGGGAGTTGCTCGAGTAAATGCTTTTTTAAAGCTTGTTAAAAGTGGGCGTCCTTCCAATCCAAAATATAAACAAGACAATGACCTGCTTCCAGCAGGTCATCCTAGAAAATCATCTAACAAACCTGTATCCAAAAAGGACTTTAACATGAACGAAAAAGAAACAACTGAATCTCTTCTAGAAGAAATTATTGATTCTGAAAAAGATCAAGATCTTGAGATTGAAGCTGTAGAACCAACTGAAGAACAACAGGCCCAGCATGACGAAAGTTTTGGCGAAAACGAGGAGGAGGATGAGACTCAAGCTCCTCCTGCTGCTCCTCCAGTCGAAGAAGATCTTTCTGATGAAGAATGGGAGTTTTTAGATTTAGCTTTACAAGGAGCGCTTATAAGTCAAGATGCTGCTCTCTCAGCAGAAGAGAGAGAAAAACTACCAGACTCAGCTTTTTGTGGACCAAATAGAAGCTTTCCTGTAAATGATTGCGCACACGTAACTGCAGCTATGCGAATGATTAGTAAGTATAAAGCTTCAGATGAAGTAAAAGGCAAAATAATGTCTTGCATCAGAAGTAAATCTTCTAAAATGGGTTGTGACAAATCTAAAGATCATCTTGATTTAGAAGAGAAGTTTGATAACTTACAAAAACGTTATGAAGAACTTGAAGACAAGTTCAAAGCTGTTTTAGAATCTATTATTGTTAAAAAGAGTAAAAAAACAGAAGTTGAAGTTGAAAAAGAAGTTACTGATGAAGTAATTGATAATAATAAGACTTTGTTAGATAATAAAGTTGAAAATCCTTCAGAACATATTCAAGATGAAAATATTTCTCAAAAGAAAGAACAAAAGTTGCCTGCATTTGAACAAAATATTGTAGATACATTTAAAGAAATTAAAGACGCTGACGGAGAATATGCTGCTATGCTTTATATTCAAAGTAAAGCACAATACTTGCCCCGTGGTTTCAATCCTAATAAATTTTAATTTAAAACACACTCTATAGGAGAATAAATATGGCTATTAGTCGTTTTCAGAGTCAATTTAAAACTCGCACAGATTTGATGGATAACATTACTCCAAACAATGTTGTTCAGATGAACGCGTCAGTACCTGCAGGTGAATGGAAACCTGCTAACTGGCTTCCAGTTGTATGGCAGAACGAAAAGAGTAAAGATTACTTTACTATTAGTTCTGGCAAAGTTGTATCTTTTGATGCTTCAGGCAGAATTGTTCCTTCTGGTTTAATTCGCCAAGCAGAAGCAACTGGAAAAGATAATGCTTTTTTGGTTTACACATTAGCTGATAGAGATGCTAGAGTAGTAGATATTGTTACTGGTGAATTTGTTGACGGGGCAGAGAGTTATACTCTTAAGCAATTTTGTCAAGCAGTACTTGACAACGGTTGGGTACCTAGTTTTGAACTAGAAGATACCGTCGATAGTTGTCGTGATCTTGTGCGCCAGTTTATCTCAGCACCTGTCGGTGTCGCAGCTTACGACGTTTATGTTTGGGCTGGTGATGATCCTGCTAATCTTCACTTTACTAACTATCAGAAGCAGCACCTTATTCAATTCTTTAGTGATGTTCAAATGCGTGTTGCTCATGTTTGCGAGGAAGAGGCAACTGAGCTTACTTTGTTAGCAAACGGTGTGGCTAATGCTGGTACTCAAGTTAGCGCAGACGATACGAAAGTTGCTAGCGGCCTTGTAAGATATAAGCAATTGATCAATGCTGCTGACGTTTTAGTAATGCCATTGCTTCTTGGTAAGGTTGCTTCTAGTACTTCTAGAACTCCTGTAAGTTTTGAAGGCTGGGTAGGTCGTGAAAGATCTTCTATCGAGTTACTTTCACGAGACGGCGACTGGTACTTAGATGCTGACGCTGGTAATCTTTTATTCTTTAAAGCCAGCGCTGCTGATCAAGATCTTCCTACAGGAAGTGATGCAGGTGCAATGGCTGCTGGCGACAAGATCAAAGTTTATGATTATACCGATGCTGAAAGTGATCATAGCAAGATGATGCACTTAGTTGGCGATGCACGTCCTGGTGATTTTGTTACTTTTGATGCACATTCTAATTTTAAGGTTCGTACCCTTGATAATGATATTGCAGGTGGTGCTGCTGAAGCAGACATCGAAGCCACTCTTGCACTTCTTCACAGAGAAGAAGAGTATACTGTTGGTCGTGTTTACGAGTTGCAGAAAGAGCCTCGTGGCCTTCTCGAGCGTGTTCAGACTGGTTGGAAGGGTTCTGAGTTTGGTGCAGATGCGAAAATGCCTGGTTCAGCAACTAAAGGCTTCTCTGATTTGATTACTCTTTCGCCAATGGCTGATGATCGTATTGCTGACGAAATTGCTATCGTCAATGTTAAGATCAAATAATTAAAATTTACAAAGGATATTTAACATGGAAATTAAATTTACAGATGGAACTGAACTAAGTCTTCCTAGCAACAGAAAGCACGCTGCTCGCTATATGGCGGACATGATTAGAAATAGAGGTGAGCTTCCCGATTCAGAGACTGTAGTTTCTTGGGAAAACGTAGCTAACGTACTTTCCCCTAAGTACAGAGACGCTATCTCTTCTTCAGAGATTACACCTCTTTTACAAGAGTCGATGGAGATCCTTATTCGTGAGCCTGTAGAGCCACGTATGGTTATTACTCCATTATTTACTCGTGTTCAAGCTAAAGGTTTAAACACTCAAATTCTTGCTGGTGCAATGGGTGCTGTTTATGCTGGTGATGTTCAGGAGTCAGGAACTTACCCTGAGGTTAACTTCCAGATGGGTGGCGCCGTTTCAACAGCATTCATTGGTAAGAGTGGTATTGCTGCTTCTTTCACAGACGAAGCGCTTCGTTATAGCACTTTTGATATTATGGCTAAGAACCTTGAGCTTATGGGTAACGCACTTGTACGTCACAAAGAGCAGAAAGCTGTTGCTTTCCTTAAGCAGCTTGGTACTACTCTTTTTGACAACCTCAATCCCGCACAATCTATCTATGGCGTAACTACTGGTCGTGGTCTTGTTAATGGTGTTCTTGAGGGTAACGGTTCTTTAACCATGGAAAACCTAATGAGAGCTATGGCGCATATGAGCGAGGAAGGTTTCACTCCTGACACGCTTCTTATGCACCCACTCTTCTATTACAAGTTTGTGCAAGATCCAGTACTTCGTACCATGATGCTTGCTCATGGTGGTGGTTCTATCTTTAATCCATACACTGGTGATCCTGGCCCTCGCGACCCTTATAGCAATGGCGCTTTGGGTGCACGTGGACCTAGCACTGGTACTAGAGTAGTTAATCCTAGAGGTATTGGTAGTAGTGGTGCTGGTTCAAATGGCGGTACTGTTACTTCAGTACTTGAGCGTAGCCAGCAAATGACTTCAGCTCCTCGTCTACCAAGCTATTTCCCATTCAACTTCCAAATCATTGTTTCTCCTCTTTGTCCTTACGACCCTGAGTCAGAGACTGGTGATATTTTCCTTCTTTCAAGCGGAAACGTAGGATTCCACCTTGTAGATGAGGATGCTACTACTGTTGAATGGCGTGATGAGACTACTGAAACTGTTAAAGTTAAGATCCGTGAGCGTTATGGTTTTGCTGTAGCTCATGAAGGTCAAGGCGTTGGCGTTTTCAAGAATATCAAATGCGCTGAGAACCGTTGGGACGGG